TATTCTTTATTTGGGCTACGAAACTATCTTTTACCTTTTGTAAAGGTTGTTCAGAACTATTGATAGTACCATCTTTATTTTGAGACCATTTATAAAATCTACTATCTGGAGGAGATTCTTCAACAATCTCTTCAATGCCTATAGCAGCTTTTTCCTCAACAGACCAAATATGCCAATTACCTGGATGTTGAACTCCATGTATATCCGTCCATGCTCTTCCAGGATTAATTGTTTTTTCTTGATATTTAAACATTTTTACCTCACTTCGTCATACGATTTTCCGATGAACTTTCGCAAACCTTCTTCAGTCACATACAATACTGGAGACCCGTTTAATCTTTCAACGCAGTATAATTCTACAAGAACTTCTCCTCCTAAGAAATTTTGAAATAGATATGACGCAACAATTGCATATCCTTCTTGATAAGAGGTTTTAAAAATTCTTACATTACTTATTCTCGACTCTTCCTGTTCTATACTCTTTAAAAAGTGTTGTGTTTCTTCTAAAGATAAATCTTTATACTCTGCTGAAAACTGATGATGAAAATAAAAAGTTAATCCATCACGTTGAAGTCCATTAAGACCACAGGGATTAAAAACTGGTTCTCCTTCATTTGCTAAAGTTATATTTGATAATAAACACAAATATAGTATTAAAAATATTTTCCTAAACATATCATCTTGCTGTTGCTGGTGCGACACCATCGCCGCCAAATGGGTTTTCTGCAAATGCTGCAAATATAATGCTAATACCACTATCATTAACAGAATTAACTGTTCCATCATGTCTAATTTTAAAACCATTACTAAGAAAATCTAAAATATCTTGAGTACCTTCCACTGCAGTTGTAGATGGTTGTAAACCACCAGCCATAACATTATAAGTAGCAATTGCACTATTAAACATAAACCAATTTGCTGTGCCGTACTCTTCTTTAATAATAACCATTCTTGGTTTAAATCCACAGTAAACAAATGGACCGTCTGCAGTTCCGTTTCCAGTATATGAACCAAACTTGGAGAATCCGTCTACTTCTGCCCAAAGGTAAGCAATAAATGTTTCAGTATCTTTATTAACATTTCCATGCGTTCCTACGGAAAAGACACTGGATGTTGGAGTTGTATCTTGCCAAAATGTTGAAGCAGTAGACGGAGCTTCAGATGCATTCAACTTCATCATCTTTGTATTACCCATAGCTTCATGATAAACAGTCCATTCATAGGTATCAGACCTCATCTTCACAGCAATCATTTTTGGCACGGCACCTAGTGAATGTGAAATTGCTCTGTTGGCACCATCTCCTGTATAGCTGACAATATCAAAACCAGGAGTAGCTCCTTCTGCCCAGTTCCACGAAACATAGTCTTCGGTGTTGGTATTTACTTGGTCCAGACTACCAACCGTAAATCCGTCTGAACCGAATGTTGTTACTCCTTCAGTCTCTGTTGTTTCAGCAGCATAGGTATCTGATTCTAACTGCTCCGTAGTTCCACGAACAGAATCATACAATGCATGACTATCTGTGGCATCCCGATTTTTAATCCAAACTAAATCAGGGCTTAAATTAGAGTTTCCAGTAAATGTGACGGCCTTACCACCTGACCCTATGGCAGTACCATCTCCAGTATAAAGCTGTGTTTGGAACTGTGCCGATGGGTCTGTGATGGCTGGTGCAGCTATATTAGCTGTATTAATGGCATTGAACCCAGATGGAGCTGAATAACTCCAGTCTACTTCTGCACTTCTCATAGTTGCTTCACCATTAGTAGAATAAAAAGCACCATATATTGTTATGGGTGTCGTCACAGTAGCAGCTTCATTTGTCCCGGCTGCTGGGTCACCACTAGCTTGCCATGAATTATTTTTAGCAAACCATACTTTCCCAGTATCAGCATCAATTGCAATTCCTATAATATCATCCGTTGTCCATGTATCCCCCCAACTTGCATTTGTATTACCACCTTCGTATAAATTTCCATCGTCAGACCTATATGAAGCACCATCTGTATATCCAGCAGATAAGCCAGCCCTCACATTTGTAAAAGCTGCTCCCGCAACTCCTGAGAAAATATTGGTATTCCCTACACCCAAAAATGTACTGGTAGAGTATTCCATCTTAAATTCAATGTACCATTTTCCAGATTCCACAGCCTGTGTACCAAGAATTGGAAACCAATCTCCACCACCGTTTCCTATAGCATTTAAATTCCCATCTCTTAAAAGAGTGGATGTAGATTTATTTAGTGGGTTCCAAGTACAGTGATTATTCGTAGGTGTGTCCGTCATCTGGTCAGTAGCAGCCAATCCTGAGCTTGTAAAATCATTATTATTACCAGATACATCATTTCCTAAATCACCACTGGATTCAAAATCTAAAAAATGTCCTTCATCACCATAACTTCCAGAATATTCTTTAGGAACCCAAACTCCATCACTATTAGTTTTACCAAATTCAGAGGCAGCAAGAGCAGCATCCGAAACTAATTGCATTTCAGCTGTATAAAAATCACCCATTTGAGTAGCCGTATTATATATTTTAGCTACCCCCAAAAAATTTCCATCTGAACCTGTTGCCTGACTTTGCGGAGTTCCAGCAGAGGCAGAGTTGCTATTAGTTCCAAAAGTTTGCAATGCTCCATTAGCATATACTCTAACTCTGTCAGCAGTATCTCGTGTATAGTCAAAATTTACAACTATATGATACCAAGCTGAAGGGTCACGAAACTTTGCATTAGTTACTGTGTAGACTGGATAATTAGCAGATGAGACAGTGTCATACTCAAATGGCGATAGAGTATCGTCATTATTAAATTGAATCATGCCATAAGGACTACCAGCACCAGTTCCATCTCTCCAAGTTACGATATACTGGTATGTTCCAAATGTGCATCGTTTAACCCAAAATGAATATGTAAATTTATTTGATAATGTTGTAGCCACATCACGAGCCAAATAAGCCGTGTCATTAATATCAAACCTACATGAGTTATCTATCGTATATGTAGTATCTGCCGTTGCAGCAGCAGCAGCAGCCATCATATGATTTTGAAATAAGCCCATTATGAATAACCCTTTGAAAGAATTGCTTGTATAACACCACCTACACCATCTGATGAGGCAGATACAATAATATAATCCAGACGATCTATTGCTTCATCATCGGTGGACATCGTAGGATCAGTTCCATCTATAAATTTCCAATCAGCATTATATGCCATTGTACCACTTCCTCCATCTTGTACTAAGAATATACTTCCTGTTTGACCTGTTCTACATCCTGTAGGTTGAGCAAGAGTATGTGCTGCCGTAACAGATGTAAAGAAATTCTGAGCTGATCCAAATGCCAGAGATACAGATGCTACACCATTAATGGCCGTGGCACATACAACGGCTGCTGCACTCTTGGTAAGTTGCAGTTGTCCTTCAAGACTACAGTTTCCAGATACTCTTATCGTACCAAGGAATCCTGCATTTCCAGTGATAGTGGCCGTACTTAATAAATTAGTAGCTCCTCCAACACTTAACGTACTGGCAAGACTTACTGCACCTGTAATCGTTGTAGTTCCTCCAACTGCCAGATTACCTACCAGTATAGAGTTACCACTTACACATACGTCGTCATCAAACTCTGCCTTACCTACAATAGTGGCTGTACCACCTACACCTAAGTTACCTGTAAGAGTTGTGTTACCTGCAATAGTCACAGTACTGGCAAAATGAGCAGCACCACCTACAGATAATGTACTGGCAAGACTGACTGCTCCACCTATGGTAGTAGTACCTCCGACTGTTAGATTACCTACAAGTATAGTATTTCCTGAGACACATACATCGTCATCAAACTCAGCTTTACCAACTATAGTGGCAGTTCCACCAACTCCTAAATTACCTGTGAGAGTTGTATTACCAGCTATAGTTACAGTACTGGCAAATGTAGCAGCACCTCCAACTCCTAATGTACCTGTAAGAGTTGTATTACCTGCAATAGTAACTGTACTGGCAAAGTGTGCAGCACCACCTACAGATAGTGTACTAGCTAAACTTACTGCACCTGCAATTGTCGTTGTACCACCAACTGTTAGATTACCGACGAGAACTGTATTACCAGAGACACATACATCGTCATCAAACTCAGCCTTACCTACAATAGTTGCTGTACCTCCAACTCCAAGATTTCCTGTAAGAGTTGTATTACCTGCAATAGTAACTGTACTTGCAAAGTGTGCAGCTCCTCCAACACTTAATGTACTTGCAAGACTAACTGCACCAGCAATCGTTGTCGTACCACCAACTGTTAAATTACCTACAAGAACTGTGTTACCAGAGACACAAACGTCATCGTCAAACTCTGCTTTACCTACGGCTGTGAGTGTACCACCTACTCCAAGATTGGCTGTTAATGTTGTATTACCAACTATTGTTGCCGTACCACCTACAAATAAGTTTCCACCTATGGTAGCATTACCAACTGATATATTACCTGTAATAGCAACAGGAACATTCGTTAGATTAGCACCATCACCATAGAATGCACTGGCACATACCTTTGCATTTGCAGCTTGTACATTTGCACCTGCTATTGTTACAGTACTTGCAAAGTTAGCTGCACCACCAACACTTAATGTACTTGCTAAACTCACAGCTCCTGTTATGGTAGTTGTACCACCTACTGCTAAGTTACCTACAAGAACTGTATTTCCTGATACACATACGGCATCATCAAACTCTGCCTTGGCAGCAAAGGTTGCTATACCTCCGACACCCAATGTACCTGTAAGAGTCGTATTACCTGCAATCGTTACGGTACTTGCAAAGTGTGCTGCTCCACCTACACTTAATGTACTGGCAAGACTAACAGCACCTGCTATGGTCGTTGTACCTCCAACAGTTAAGTTACCTACTAAGACTGTATTACCACTTACACAAACGTCATCATCAAACTCAGCTTTACCAGCTATCGTTACGGTACTTGCAAAGTTTGCAGCTCCTCCAACAGATAGTGTACTGGCAAGACTAACTGCTCCTGTAATTGTTGTAGTACCACCTACTGTTAAATTTCCAACTAAGACTGTATTTCCTGATACACATACATCAGAGTCAAATTCTGCTTTGGCAGCAAAAGTTGCTATACCCGTTTGTGCCAGAGTTCCTCCAAGAGATGTATTACCTGCCACATCCAGAGTACTTGCTAATGATGTTGCTCCTGATACACGTACCGTACCAAGAAAACCAGCAGCTCCAGATACAGTGGCTGTATTCTGAAGATTAACAGCACCTGCTACACTAAGAGTACCTCCAATTGTAACATTACCTGTAACTCGTAAAGCCGAAACGGAAACATTTCCTGAAGCTGGAACATTAGTAAGATTTGATCCATCTCCGTAGAAAGCACTTGCACAAACTTTTGCATTTGCAGCCTGTATTCCTGTACCAACTATGGTAACAGTTCCTGCTATATTAAGATTACCACCAAGAGATGTATTACCTCCAACAGACAAGGCTCCTGCTACACCAAGAGAATCTCCCATTGTAACAGCACCACCTATGGTGGTAGTACCTCCTACCGTTAAATTACCTACAATAACACTATTACCAGATACACATACGTCGTCATCAAATTCAGCTTTTCCTACTACTGTTAGTGTACTAAGTAAGTTTGTAGCTCCTCCTACACTTAATGCTCCTGCTATACTGGTAGCTCCACCTATGGTGGCCGTACCAGCTACGGCAAGATTCGTACCTATATTAACATCACCACTAACTGATACATCTTTCTTGAATGTACCGTCACCAGATACGGTCACTGTACTTTCAAATGTGGCTGCACCTGTTCCTTTAAATGTACCACTTACCGATACATTACCAGCCACATCCAATGTACTTCCAAGACTTACAGCACCTGTAATGGTTGTGGTTCCACCTACAGCAAGATTACCTACGAGTATGGTATTTCCACTTACACATACGTCATCATCAAATTCTACTTTACTTACAAACTGTGAGGTTCCACTTACATAGGCATTCCCTACGACAGATATATTACCGACACATACGTTCCCACCTACACTTGAGTCAACACCTGTAATATTAGAACCATCTCCATAGAATGCAGAAGCACATACCTTGGCATTTGCAGCTTGTACATTAGCACCTTCAATAGTTACTGTACCACCAATTCTTAGATTACCAGATACAGAAGCATTCCCATCCACTCCAAATGTACCAGTTGCTTCTACAGCCTGTGTTGAAAACTTTATAGCTATATTTGTACCATCACCTGTTTGAAGCTGTGTAAGATCATTATCCACACCCTCATTGGCACTAACAGCCATTTTAATTAGCTGCTTATATGTATCTGATATTTGTCTTCCTGTTAATTTGCTCATATTGATTGCCACCATCTATCTTCTGCATCCCAATTATTACTGGCAGCTTCCCAATTAATTTGTCTACCACCAGTATCAGGACGAGGGTTACGTATTGTTGGATCATCTCTTACATCAGGCACCTTATTTAGAGGACTATTCTTCAGATCATACTGACCATCAAAATCCTGTGGGCATACCAGCATCCCATAACTATTTAATTTCATTACTCTGTGTGGATAAACAAATCCACACGTATCACACATAGCCAGAGCATTTCTATTACTGGCCATTAAATATACCCTAGTTTGGGTTTAAGAAACAGATTGGCTCTTTCTCTATCTTCTTCTAAAGCTCTATTCAATAACTCTTCATAATTTGCTTTTAACATTCCTATACGATCTCCCTCTATACCGGGAGTTTTCATGGAAAGATAATAGGAAAGACCACATGTAAGGGGTGGAAGGAATCTCTTGGGCATATCTGCATTTTGAGAGGCAGACTTATTTACATCTTCCAGTTCTCTAATACCTTCAATACTTAATATATCGGTTGAATTTTCAGGAATAGGCCAAAGAAATATTGTAGGATTATCTCTATCTCTTTTTACAGTAAACTGAGTAGAACGACCTGTTTGTGTCTTATTAGGAACAAGCTGGTATTCTTCAAAACTAATTCTTTCTAGCTGAACATCTGTACCATCCCTACGTAATACGACTTCCAATGCATCCAATGTACTATCAGATAATGCATAGGTAGTAGTACTTGTAATTACCGTAACAAGGGTTGTATAGGTAGACCAAAGGAGAATACCTCTGTTCTGCCAATCCTTTAACATCAGGTTAATGGAACGACGAGCAGAAGCAGGAGTATGACCAAGGGTTTGCTCACCCCCGATCATCTCCGTAGCTTCTTGGATCACCTCATCTATATCTAAGTTAAAGTTAAATGTTCCTGACGTAGCCATACTAGACTATTTCTTCTTTGTACGTGGTTTTTCACTCATGAAGAAACCTACAACACCTGATGCACCACATGCAATCATAATAATGTTCTGCCATAAATCAACTGGTATGGTAATACCAATCATGGCAAGAACACCTGCAAGTGCAGCATAAGATGAGGGTTCTTTAAAACGATCTATAATACGAATCATATCTTTCTCCTTATTTTTCTTTTTACTTTAGTTTTTAGTATTTTACCAGTACTTCTTTTAATGGCAGTCCCATGTTCTTTTGTCCATTTTTTAGCAATATCTGGACGTTTTGCATATAGGAAAGCACGTTGTTTTTCAGATTTAAACGGCATATTACCTCACATGAATATTAGATACACTCATGTCATCTGTCTTGAATGATTTCCCCTTTTCATAACTTTCATTTGTTACTACATCATGGGGTTTTCCTACAACATCTGGTCCTTTTCTGGCTGCACCATAGCCCTGACCTGTAGGTTTCCCATTGATCTTTTCCAGATCAGGGGGATCTTTTAATAGTGTATGTGGTCCCATTTTATTCTCCTTTACTTAAACTTTTCCACCAGCTTTGTAACCTTGCATGATCTTCTTACCTCTCTTACGAGATACTTTACCACCACGTTTTTTTCTTTTAGCATCTTCTTGTTGTACTCTCATAGCTTCTAATGCTTCTGCTAAAGATATACCTAATGCTTCTGCCATCTCTTTTGCAAAGTCTAGATCAGGTTCAAATGTAGGTTGTTCAGTCATTAATCATACCATCGGGAAACTTCAAGATTTCCACCTTTCCAACGAGATACTATACCACCCTTCCTACGAGATACTTTACCACCTTTAGAACTAGATCGTAATCCTGCTGAATAGGAAGCAGGTGTTTTAGTACCGGGTTTTCTTGTTAGAGAACGAATATACCTTTTTACCCGCCTCTGTGTTTCTGCCTTGCTTAGTTCTTCTCTTGGCTTATCTAAAGCCTGTAATATATGAGCACCTATTCCTGTTTTAGTTGTAATGGGTGAGGGAGTACCTCTTTGTGCTGTAGATTTTTTAGTTGTAGTTTTTGGTGAGGTAGCTGGTTTATCAGTAGATGTTAATCTTGTCTTAGTCTCATCATATTTTTTTCTACCTCGTACAAGA